TTTCATCATATGTAGACTGTCATTGCAAGCACGCATTCGCAGACTGTCATTGTCTCGAGGACCGGGAGGGGGGGTACATGGACTGGAAAATCCGAAGGCCCCCCTATGATTCTAAACCTCTCACATCAAAGGGTCCTAAAACCCTTAATGTAACCGCGTGTAACCCTAATTTCGCCTAGTTTCGTGCCGTGAATCGGAAGTTAGCCCCCCGCATACTGTGCTGCGTCTATTCACAGTGGAGATTTCTAATGGCCCATGAACCCTTGCACTCTGGTTTTATGCGCGAGTCGGAGGTAGTAGCTGAACTGCCCTTCAGCCGCATAACGCTTTATCGTGAGATCCGGTTCGGGAGATTCCCCCGACCTGTAAAACTGTCAGCGGGCACGAGAGTCTGGTTCCGAGATGACATCGTGGAGTGGTTCGAGAAGCATCGCCGGGATGCTGCCCCTAGAGTTGGCCCGTACGTTCCATCGCCCCGTCGGTAGATTCCGTTAGAGTCGTGGGGTTTGCTATACTCGCAGCGATGAGCGTTTTAAGCCCTAGAGTTGCCCCGGCCACGCCGTGGAATGATCGCGTGGCGTTCGATATGGCTTTGTTGTTGGAGGGGAGTGGTGAAACTCTCGATGATATAGCTGACCGCTATGCCATCACTTCGTCCGACATCATTAGGTATAAGGGGGACCCCCTCTTTATTAAGAGGGTGGAGGACTATCGAGAAGACGTACGCGACCAGGGGCTAACATTCCGGGTGAAGGCCCGGGCACAGGCCGAGGAGTTGCTAACGACTTCGTGGTTATTGATTCACAATGAGGATGTATCCCCGTCGGTAAAGGCCGATCTCATTAAGTCCACTGTGAAGTGGGCGGGTCTTGAGGTTAAGCCCGATGCCCAGATAGAAGCCGGGGGAGGAGGTGGTGTTCAGATATCTATAAACCTGGGTGGGGCAGGGGCCCCTGCCTCGCCTAGCAACCTAATAGATGTAACCCCCAGCTTGGAGAAGGGAGGTGATTAGTGAGCACGTGGATGAAAGGAGGATGGATGCCGATTATCAGCAAGACGCCTAACGACAGGCAGGTGGGTGGAGACCACTATAGGAAGTGTGAGTTGCAGCCCTGGGATGTTATTTCGCATTGGGGGTTGGATTTCTTTGAGGGTAATGTGCTGAAGTATGTCCAGCGCTGGCGGCATAAGGATGGTGTTCGGGATTTGTATAAGGCCCGGCATTACCTGGATAAGTTGATCGAATTGAATGAGCGAGATTCAGGAACATCCTAGCGTAGCTAAGCTCCCTAAGAGTTGTAGGGACTCCTTTACCGAGTTGTATGATGGGCGCCCCGCAGCTAGGTTTTCGTCTGCTGCTGATGCTCGCGTGTTGGCTATTGCGATTGAAGACCAGAAGAAGCCGTTTCGTTTATTTATCCGGAATGCGAATAGGCGTAGGAATAGGGCCCCGGTTTATATGGTGGTGCTCTTGTGACTTATACGATCGACTACACCCCGCCCCCTACGGGTAAGAAATTCATGGAGAGTGACGCCAAGATGCGCGTCCTCATGGGGCCTGTGGGTTCGGGGAAGTCAGTTACTAGCTGCTTCGAGATTGTGAGGCGGGCGACGATGCAGGAGCCCGACAGTCAGGGGATACGGCGCACTCGTGCAGCAGTGGTGCGGGAGACTGCTAGGCATCTCCAGGATACGACGATTAAGACGTTTCTCGATTGGTTCCCGCCGGGGGTATGCGGCGTCTATAGGAAGACGACCAAGACGTATTTCTTCCACGTCGGGGATATCGAGTGCGAGGTTATGTTCCGTGCCCTGGACGACGCTGACGATGTGGCTAACCTGAACTCCCTGGAGCTGACGTTCGCGTGGTTTAACGAGTGTCGGGATATACACCCTGACATCATAGATGCTATGTCTAAACGTGTTGGCCGGTTCCCCTCCCGGCGGGATGTCGGGCCTACGTGGCATGGGATGTGGGGGGATACGAACCCGCCCACCATGGATACATGGTGGTACTACCAGATGGAGCACCTCAACTCCGACGACGGCGTTAGTCCCAACAACAATGGCTGGCACGTATTCAAGCAGCCCAGCGGGCGGAGCCCGTACGCGGAGAACATAGAGAATCTACCGGATGAGTATTATGACACTCAGGGGCGGTCAGAGGATTACATCCGGGTCTATATAGATGGGGAGTACGGGCTAAGTTCTGCGGGTATGCCTATATACCAGTATTTCCGGCCTGACTACCACATTGCCAAGAGCACCTTGCGGCCTATTATTAACGGCATACGGCCCATCGTTATCGGTATGGATTTGGGGCTTACGCCTGCGGCTGTGTTCGGGCAGCAGGACCCTCGGGGTCGGGCGATTATTTTAGACGAGGCTGTTAGTTTTGATATGGGTGTGCAGCGGTTCACTCGGACGGTTCTCAAGCCACTTCTTTATGAGCGTTTCCCTGGTGTTCCTGTGTTGGTGGTTACAGATCCCGCAGGCATACAACGAGCTCAGACAGATGAGCGAAGTGCTGTCGATATTATTAAGGCGGAGGGGCTTAGGGTAATTCCTGCTAAGACCAACAATATCTCCGCTCGTATCAACTCCGTTGATGAGTACCTCATGCGCCAAGTCGACGGCGACTCCGGGTTTCTTATGGACCCACGGTGTACAGGACTTAAGGCAGCTATGATGGGTGGTTATAGGTACAAGCCCAAGCAGGCCGGGGTCATTGAGAAGAATAAGCACTCCCATGTTGCAGAGGCGCTACAGTACCTAATGCTCCACATTGGTAGTGCGGGAGAGGCGGCACGCCTGTCTCAGCGCCGGGAGATTAAGCATATTTCTGCTTCTGGTTGGACCTAGTTGACAGGATCTATATAGGCACCTATACTCCTCCTACGCTCATGCTCCTTTGCTATCCTCCAGTTGCTAGCCGCAACTAACCCCCGGGCTCCTCCTCCCGGGGGTTTCTTTTTCCTTATTAGTTAGCCATACTACCTCTACTTTTGTATTGGGGATTGGTAGTGGCCGGACTTACTTTCCTAAGAGCGGTTAGTAACTCTGAGTTGGATGAGCGAGAAAGAACCGCTTTTGGCGGTTCTGATGCTCCGGAGTCACAATCCCCTCTCCTTCTAGGGCTCACTTCGTATATACGACGTTGTTGGGACGCTGCTACGTCAGCTAAGAAACCCATAGAGACCGCGATGCTTTCTGCATTGCGACAGCGTAACGGTGAGTACGAAGCTAGTAAGTTAGAGCAGATTCGGGCCTACGGTGGGTCTGATATCTACATGATGATCACCGAGGTTAAATGCCGAGCTGCCGAGAGTTGGCTCAGAGATATCCTGCTTGATGAGGGCTCACCCCCTTGGGATCTTAGGGCTACGCCAATCCCCGACCTACCTCCTGCACAGGCTCAGGCTTTGGAGGAAGAGTTCGCCAACAAGGCAGTTCAGTTCACTCAGCAGTACGCCCAGGCCCCCACTCCGGAAGATCTCGCTAATATCAAGGAGGTTCTGGCCCAGGACTACCGCTTCCGTGTGCTGCAAGAGGCGCAGAATCGCGCCGATAGGATGAAGACCCGCATCTCCGACCAGTTCGTACAGGGCGGTTGGGAGCACGCATTTAACGATTTCATCTCCGATTTGGTTACTTACCCCTGTGCGTTCCTCAAGGGGCCGGTTATCCGCAGACAGCGGAAGCTTGGTTGGGGGATGGATGAAGCGGGGAATACGATAGTAGAGACCGAGGAGGAGCTGGCTCCTGAGTATGAAAGGGTTGACCCATTCAGAATTTACCCAGAGCCGGGGATATCCGACTTACATGAAGGGTATCTGTTCGAGCATCATAAACTTACTCGTACTTCGTTAGCAGAACTTATAGGTGTCCCGGGCTACGACTCCTCCGCTATCCGTACTGTCCTCCGTGAAGGGCCCATGCAGTCTTGGATTAGCGAGGACGTAGAGACGACCAAGGACGACCTAGAGCGGAAATACCATACGGAACTACGTCCAACTGACGAGTATGATGCGCTTGAGTTCTGGGGCAAGATTAGTGGCGACTTGCTGCTTGAATGGGGGCTGACTGAGGCCGAGGTGCCCGACCCCACGACTTCCTATGATGCTAACGTGTGGCTCATTGGGAATAGCGTTATCAAGGCAGTGCTTAACTATGACCCACTAGGGGAGAAGCCCTATGCCAAGACTTCATTTATTAAATGCCCTGGCGCGTTTTGGGGGAAAGGTATCCCTGAAATTATCGAAGATCTACAAGGTGTCTGTAACGCGGCTGCGCGTGCGCTGGTTAATAATATGGGCATCTCTTCTGGTCCTCAGGTCGAAGTTAATGTCGAGCGTATCCCGCCGAACGAAGACATTACGAACTTGGCTCCGTGGAAAATATGGCAAGTTGTGGCTGATCCTGTTGGGTCTAGCGCTCCTGCTCTTCGTTTTAATCAGCCGGATAGTAGAGCCACCGAATTAGTCGGTGTGTATGAGAAGTTCAGCAAGCTAGCCGATGACCACTCTGGTATTCCCGCCTATGTGTATGGTGATTTGAATGTTCAGGGTGCGGGGCGCACTTCTTCCGGACTGTCTATGCTGATGGGTGCTGCGGGTAAAGGAATCCGCCAAGTAGTCATGCATATTGATTCCGATGTCGTCAAGCCTGTTGTTATGCGACAGTTCGTATATAATATGCGGTATGATGAAGATGAAAGTATTAAGGGTGACGCTCAAGTAGTGGCTAAGGGCGCTATAAATCTTGCGGTTAAGGAGACGGTTAACGTCCGTCGTATTGAGTTCCTTAACGCTACTGCGAATCCGATTGATATCGAAATTACTGGTAGGGATGGCCGGGCTGCTATTCTTCGCGAAGTAGCTAAGGGCTTACAGATGCCGGTGGATGAGGTGGTTCCGTCCAGGGAACGTGCCGATCTCGCTGCGCAGGCGCAGGCTCAAGCTATGGCGATGGCTCAGTCCCAGTCCAGTCCCGACCTTAAGAACCTTGATGCTTCCGGTGCCGAAGCCGGTGGGGTTGAGGGTAATTTAGTTCGTAACAATTCTGCTGGGGGTGGCAGTTGAACCCTCCTAGCGAAGATCTTTGGCGGCATCTTGCTGCTATCGGTCACACCCATGGTGACTTTGTTAAGTATATGGGAGACTGGTACAACAGGGAGCTACGGCTTTTGCCTATAGCCAAAGAAGGCACGGCAGTTTTACAGGGGCGCTGCCAAGTGCTTGGTGAGCTTAATAAGCTCTTTCATGATGCCTCTCTTTTCAAGGTTTAATAACCTTCTACGCATACCATTACGGAGCGTTTAGTGTCAGTACCACATCAAGTTAAGAGTCAGTCAGAGGCAGTCGAGGCGTATTACCGGACTTTGGATGAGGCACCTTCCGATGAGGGACAGCCGACCGAAGATCTGAATACCACTGATGCCGAACTGGTTGATGACCAACAGGTTGAGCCTGCCGAAGCGGCAGCGGTATCTGACGAGGAAGAAACTTACGCCCAGCGGTATAGGTCCCTCCAAGGCATGTATAACGCAGAGGTCCCGCGCTTGCACCAGCAAGTTAAGGAACAGACCTCAAGGTTGGGGGAATTGGAACTGCTACTATCTCAGATGCAGACACCTTCGT